GTCATATCCGTTAGAATAGTAAATAACGGTGTTTGCAGCCGTTAAAGTTATCCCATAGCCGCCCGTAGCAGGCGTTCCAATAAAAAACCGACACTTGGGGTCACCTTGAAATTTGGTAATATTGTCTTGTCTTTCTTCTTTTGGGGTCAATCCATAATAGTCAACCACGGATCCCGGACCATATTTTTTTACAACAGCTTTAATTATAGCATTAATATCATACTGATAATGCGCCCAAATAATTGCTTTACCCTCAACATCTTCTAGTACATCCATAAGTTCGTTAACTCTATTGTTTTCAATGGGTTGAACACTACCGGTGTCATCTGTAAAATGACCACAAGTTATTTGCTGTAATCTCATTAACTGTGTTAATGAATTTTTTGTGCTAGATACTTTACCTTCAAGTATAGCCAAAGCCTGTTTTTTCATTTGATCGTACAATTTACGTTGATCTGGTGTTAATGTAATTTGACGTTTAATAAATATTTTATCTGGTAAATCCAAACAATCTTCTTTTAAAACTCTATAAGCAAAAGATTTTAATTTATCAGATAGTTCTCCTAAATTTTTAAAACCAGAAATTAATTGTATTTGTCTACCCGATATATTAGCAGTTTTCATAATTGCATATCTTGTTCTAAATGAATAATAAGATTCGTGTTCTAAATGAAAAGGGTCTAAAAAATAACATTGAGTAAATAAATCTAAAGGATTTTTAGTAACAGGAGAACCAGTCATAATTCTTCTGTATTTCGCATCACGCGCAAGGTTTAATATATTTTTAGTTCTACCTGCTTTTGGATTTTTAATTGTTGTAGATTCATCAATAGCCATTATTGTTCTATGTGATCTTAAAAATTTATCAGCAAATTTTTTACCTTTTTCCGTACTAAATGCCTCTACATTCATAATTAAAATATGTAAATCTGTACCTATTTCAAATAAAGTATCTAATTTTTCTTGTTGTGTTTTTGTAATATTTGGTTGCCATAAAACAGTCACATTTTCTATATGGTTTGGCATATGAGTAGGTAATTCATTTATATACCAAGTACCAACAACACCTTTTGGTGCAATAATTAAAGCACCATCTATTTTACCTTTGTCATAAAGCATAGACATGTTGTCTATTAATACTTTAGTTTTACCCGTACCCATTTCCATAAAATAAGCATACGTTTCTTTATTCCACGATTTTTCTAATGCAGTCATTTGATGTGCATAAGGTTTTGTTTTAAATTTATAGTTCATAATTTTTCTTCTTTCTAGTTGACAACATAACATTTATGACTATATTGTCAAGCATGAAAGAAAATACAGTTTATGTAATACAAGAAGTTGCTGGCACTCAATCTGGTGCACCTAAAATTAATATTATGGGAGCAACTAAATATGGTAAGTTTGAATTTCTACTACCAGAATTTTCACAAATAATATTTTCTCCTGGTCCGTTAATTTTTAAACTTAGAAAAGCATTAAAAAATTTTACGACAGAAGATTATTTATTATTAACCGGTGATCCTGCTATTATAGGTGTTGCATGTTCTATAGTTTCTGACATGACAAATGGTAGATACAATCTACTTAAATGGGATAAACAAGAAAGACAATATTATCCTATTCAAATCAACCTATACGAGAAAGGAGAAATCGATGCCAATTGATTTTGAAAAAGACCAAGAAAATGTTTTACAAAAAACAACCAACATACAATCTCTTGCAGATCAAGTTGAAAGATTAGAAACAATGCAAAAACAATTTGAAATACAAGAAGAAGCATTAAAAGATAAAAAGAAACAAATAGAAACTATATCTGGAGAAGTGATTCCAACTATGATGTCTGAAATGGGTTTAACTCATCTTAAACTTATGGACGGATCTTCTGTAGATGTAAAACCTAATTATAGCGCAAACATCTCTATTGCAAATAGAGAAGCAGCGTTTGGATGGCTTCGTAATAATGGACTAGGAGATATAATCAAAAATGAGATATCCGTATCTTTTGGTCGCAACGAGGATAACAAGGCAGCTGATTATGCTGCTCTTGCGGAGGGTCAGGGTTATCAACCTCAACAAAAATTGAAAGTTGAGCCTATGACTCTCAAGGCGTTAGTCCGTGAACGTATTGAGGCAGGTAAAGAAATGCCAACGGAAATTTTCAATGTATTCATTGGAAATAAAACAACAATAAAAAGGAAACAATAAAAATGAGCAAAGAAATAATAGGAAAAAAAGAAGGCGCATTAGCAGTCAATATGTTTGAGGCTGATGCTAACAAAGGTGCTGATAACATTACACAAGCAGATTTAGCATTACCATTCTTAAAAGTTTTAGGACAATTATCTCCTGAAGTTAATAAGATGGATGGTAAGTATGTTAAAGATTCTGAACCTGGAATGATATACAACAGCGTTACCCAAGAGTTGTACGACGGCGAAAAAGGTATCAACGTACTTCCTTGTCACTACATAAAACAATATGTAGAATGGCAAGATAGAGGTGTGGGTAGTAGCGGAGCACCTGTAGCAATTCACAGAGCAGATAGTGATATTATAAGCACTACTACTCGTGATAAATCGTTTAAAGATAGATTACCTAATGGTAACTATTTAGAAACAACGGCTAATCATTTTGTATTTTTACTTGGTGATAGTCCATCAACGGCATTAATCTCTATGAAATCTACACAGTTAGTAGTTAGTAGAAAATGGTTAACGACAATGATGGGAATAAAGCTACAAGGAGAAAAAGGTTTATTCACTCCACCAACATATAGCCACATTTACAATCTAAAAACTGTTAAAATGTCTAACGACAAAGGAAATTGGATTGGATGGGGTTATTCTAAAGTTGGTCCAGTAGAAGATGCAGCAGCCTATGACATGGCCAAAACATTTTCTGAAAGACTTGCCAAAGACGATGTGCAAGTTAAACACGGATCAGACGAATCAAAAACAGATTCACCATACTAAATAAAATCCTGGGAGTAGGCGTGGAAGCGAGAGTGGAAACGCCTATTAAAATTTATGTTTGAAAAAATATTTAAGGGATTGGAACGTGCTCATGGTTGTACTAAAGTAAGTGCACCTGTTGAGAATGGTGTCAAATTAAAAGGTCAATCATTTGTTGTACGTCAACCAGTGACCACGGACCTATGGCAAATGCATTTAAAGGGTACACAAAGTTTAGGTATCATACCAATTAACGAAGACAATCAATGTATATGGGGTTGTGTAGACATAGACTCATACGCAGGATTTGATCACAAAAAATTAATAGACAAGATAAAACAATTTAAATTACCGCTTATAGTTTGTAGGTCAAAAAGCGGTGGTGCTCATGTATTTTTATTTACTGAACAACCCGTAACTGCAGAAAGCATGAGAGATAAGTTAACAGAAATAAAAACATTATTAGGATACGGCGGATCAGAAGTTTTTCCAAAACAAATTCAATTAAAATCAGCAGACGATACAGGTAACTTTTTAAACTTACCATATTTTAGTGGTGATCAAACAACACGATATGCTTTTAAAGGTGATGGAGAAGCAGCAACACTAGAAGAGTTTTATGAGCTGTATGATTATGTAAAACAAAAAGATATAACAAAAATTAAAATAGAAAGACCTAAGTCAGACTTTGATGATGCACCACCATGCATAGAACTTATGGCAATAAATAAAATACCAGAAGGTGGTCGTAATAATTCCTTATTTCATTATGCAGTATATGCAAAACAAAAATGGCCGGCAGAATGGAAAAGTAGACTTACTATGTTTAACATTGCTGCATCAACTTCACCCCTTAGTGAATCAGAAGTAGATATTATTAAAAGACAACACGATAAAAAAGATTGGGGTTATAAGTGTAATGATGTTCCTATGTGTAACTTGTGCGATAAAAAATTATGTAGAACTAGGAAGTATGGAATTGGTGAAGAGATTGTATTTCCATTACTGTCTGATTTACAAAAAGTTAAATTAGAAAAACCTTATTATTATCTTAACGTTGATGGAGAAAGATTACATCTGGAAAATGTAAAATTTTTAAAACAACAAAGTTTATTCCAGGAAGCATGTATGGAACAGTTAGATTTTAAACCACCAACAGTTAAACCTAAAGACTGGGACATGATTATAAATCCATTAATGAAGAACCATGAACCAGTAGAAGCACCAGAAGGTGTAACAACACAAGATCAATTACAAAACCATTTAGAAGAGTATTGTTTAAACAGACAAGTATCAACAGACAAGAACGATCTTAAAAAAGGTGGTGTGTGGACTAACGAAGGCAATCACCATTTTGTGTTTGATAGATTCTACAATCAGTTTTTAATTAGAAAACGTTGGGACATAAACTATCAACGTACAGCACAAATGTTAAAAGAAGCCTGCAACTGTGATGACAAACGTATAGGTAAAGAAAGAATATCTGTATTTGTCGTGCAACAGTTTGATAAAAAGACAGATGATTACAATCAAAAAGAATTAAAACCAAAGGATCATTTCTAATGAAATATACAAATGTATTAGGAAAAGATTTTAAAACTAAACTAGAGGCTTATAAACATTACCAAACTTTAAGAGATAAAATGGTTTCACTTGGTCAATTAGGAGAAGGACATGTTTTAACTGAAAAAACTATAGTTAAAAAAAGTCAAATGGATAAATTATTTAAAGATTATTTTTTATGTAAGAATGAAGAATATTATAAAAGAAAAATTGGGATTGGAATTGAAAACTGGTTTTTTGGATATGATAGTCATGGAACTATTTCTTTATATGTAGAACAAATAACTCCACCATCTAAACACGACTATTCTAAATGTGAGCAATGTCAAACAGGTAAATTATGTATCCATATAATAAATGATTGTTCTCATGAAGATAGAGCTAATCCTGTTTCAGCAAAATGGATATTTTCTTGTTTCGGTAGTGGAGTTTTAATGAATGAAAACCCTATGCATAGAGTTAAACAAGCAGCAAGGTATGCTATTAGACCACAAACAAAAAAATTTAGGGATTCAGTAAAAGATAAATGTCAAAAATGTGGTGTAGACGCGTATGGACTTGAATTAGAAGTTGACCACATAATAAATTTTATGGATATATTTAATAATTTCATAAAAAATTACAAAGAAAAAATTTTAATGGAAAGTGTTCACAAAGAAACTTTTGGAGATTTATGGTATTTTAATGATGAAAAATTAAAAGAAGAATGGTGTGACTATCATAAAGAAAATTCAAAATTACAATTGTTATGTAAGACATGCCATAAAGATAAAACATACGGGCGAGAAAAATGAGAACGATTGTATTAGGACCACCAGGCACAGGTAAGACTACAACTTTATTAGATAAAGTTGATGACTATCTTAAACAAACAGATCCTGACAAGATAGGTTATTTTGCATTTACACAAAAAGCTGCAAATCATGCTAGGGATGAAGCAATTAAAAAATTTAATTTAACCGAAGATGACCTACCATACTTTAGGACACTACACTCGCTAGCATTTAGAAAACTAGGATTAAAAAAAGATCAAGTTATGCAATCAAGACACTATAAAGATCTTGGTAGTAAGTTGGGTTTTCCAGTTACTTACGCAGATTATCAAGAGGACCAAGGTGGTATTTTTACTTCAGACAGCGAGTATTTAAGAATAATACAATTAGCACAACTTAGAAACATAACACCCGAACAACAGTTTGATTTAGCTGAACACACCCAAGACTTGGAAAGAGATCAACTCAGAATTATAGCTAACGAATTAATAAGATATAAAAAAGAATATACCCTAATAGATTTTAATGACAT